TGGTGTTGGATATGATGCTTTAGGACTTAATACCACAGGCACTAACAACACAGCCGTTGGTACGTTTGCGCTAGACGCTAGTACCACCGCATCTAACAATACAGCGTTTGGTTATGGTTCTTTAGGCGCAAACACCACAGGCGCTTTTAACACCGCACTGGGTCGTCTTGCAGGTGCGGCAAACACAACGGCAAGTAGAAATACCTTTGTAGGTCAGTCAGCAGGTACGACAAACACGACAGGTGCTTCTAATGTTGCCCTTGGCGACAACGCTCTATTATCAAACACCACAGGCACAGAAAACACATCTACTGGCAAAGGTGCTTTGCAAGCCAACACTACAGCAAGTTATAACACTGCGGTAGGTTCGGGTTCTTTAGGTGATACTACTACAGGCGCTAATAATACGGCTGTGGGTAGAGGCTCACTTAATAAAAACACCACAGGCGCTCAAATGACAGCCGTGGGTACTGATGCTTTAACCGCTAGTACGACAGCCGTTGGTTGTACAGCATTAGGGTTTAGGTCATTAAACGACAACACCACTGGCGATTGGAATATTGGTGTTGGATATGATGCTTTAGGACTTAATACCACAGGCACTAACAACACAGCCGTTGGTACGTTTGCGCTAGACGCTAGTACCACCGCATCTAACAACACAGCAGTGGGTTATAACGCATTAAGCGATAACACCTCAGGCACATATAACACCGCAGTGGGTTCACTAGCTTTAGAGAATACAACCACGGGTATTTCAAATACTGCCGTAGGTGGACAAGCATTACAAGGTAATACCTCAGGCGACTACAACGTGGCTGTGGGAGTAAATGCACTCGATAAAAATACTACAGCAGATAACAATACAGGTATAGGCGCGGGAGCTTTAGCCACAAACACCACAGGCGCAAACAACGTAGCAGTCGGCACTGATGCTTTAAATATAAACACCACAGGCACACAAAACGTAGCGGTTGGTAGTTTAGCAGGTGATGCTGTGACTACGGGTGGTGGTAACTCTATTTTTGGTTATAAAGCAGGAAGCACATTAACTACTGGAGGCGATAACACTCTTATTGGTTATATTGCAGGAGACTATCAATCGACACTTACTACAGGTACTGGTAACGTCCTTGTTGGTGCTTATAATGATACGACAACAGTAGACGCTGTCCATGCAATGTGTTTAGGTTACAATCTTGATGCCGCAGCAAATTATACAACTCTTGGCTACAGTGGTAACGACATCAGAGCGCAACACGGCGTAGCAACATGGGCAACAGTATCTGATGAACGCTACAAGAAAGACATTGTAGATGCTACCGCAGGACTGAGCTTTATCAATGCTCTACAGCCTCGTACTTTTAAGTACAAGACCCTTGGCGAACTACCTGAAACCTTTAGAGCCTATGAAGAAGGCTCAACAGAAGTCTTCAAAAGCTCTCAAACTCAGCACGGCTTTATAGCCCAAGAAATCAAAGCAGCTATTGATGCAGACGACAGCATTAAAGATGGCTTTAAACTTTGGGACGATAGAGAAGATGGCTCTCAGGAAGTTGCAGAAGCAGCACTAATCCCTGTACTTGTAAAAGCAATTCAAGAACTCTCAACTCAACTAGACGCGGCATTAGCTCGCATTGAAACCTTAGAAGGATAATACAATGGAACCACGTACCGAAGAACAACTAGCACAAGACTACTCAGCAATGGGTGACAGCGTAGATTTAATCACAGCAGTTATCGCAGGTGACTCTATGGCTGATGATGATGCCGAAGACCGTCAAGATTGCGTAGACCGCAACACTCAGCACCTAGAGCTTATGGTAGCTAAAGAGGACTGGGGCAGCGAAGACATGACCGCAGTAAACGCAGCTATCAGCGCAGGTAACGGGTACAGCGCGTAATGATTGCAGAAATCTCCGCAGTTGTAGGTATCCTCAAGGCGCTTAACGATGGCATTGCTACCGTTAAAGAGTCTGGGGATCACCTTTCAGGTCTGTCGGGATTATTTACTAGCCTCACTGACAGCAAGGTAGCTGTAGAAAGCATTGAAGAGGCTACTAAGGCAGGCGATCATATACTAACGCAGGAAGAGGCTCTAGAGCTTGCATGGGCTAAGAACGCCATACGAGAGCAGGAGAAAGAGCTAAAGAAGATAACGCCTAAGCAGGTCTGGCGTGACATGCTGATGATTCAGAATAAGTCTTTGCTAGATCACAAGCACAAGCTGGAAAAGATACGGCTGGCAAAGCTCAAGAAGCAACGTCAGGTAGGTGACGCAGCCAAGAATGTGCTGGTAACTATCGCGGTGCTAACTATATTTGGCGGCAGTTACTACATGATTAATGGAGGATTTTAAGTGGAATATTTACTCGATTTATATGTGTTTGCAACGTCACTGGTTACAATAGCCAGTATAGTGTGCAATTACACTGAAACACCGAAAGACGATGAATTTGTTGCAAAAGCCTACAAGGTTTTGGAGCAGTTCGCATTCCTTGGCAATAAAGCCAAACAATAACTGAAAGGAGCACGACATGGGCGAGAAAAAAACAACTCCCATCGTAGTAAATGATGTTGAATACATTTTTGAAGACATGACCGAACAGCAGCAGGCGATGGTAAATCACTGCAATGATCTAGATAGAAAGATCAGGTCTACTCAGTTTAACCTTGACCAGCTTTCAGTAGGCAAAGACGCTTTCGTTAACATGTTAGCCTCTAGCCTTGAGAACGTAGAAGAGGCGGGAGAAGAGTAAGATGGCAACGGTTAAAGAAGCTATAACACGATTAGAGGCCCACGAAAAAGAGTGCCTAATTCGTTATCAGAACATTGAGAAACAGCTAGATGCTGGAAACAAAAAGTTTGATAAACTAGACATGCGTTTATGGCTTCTTTACCCGTTAGTTTTGGCTTCTCCATTACTTGAGAAGTTGTTTTAGTGAGCCTTGTTGCCTCTCTTATTGGCCCTGTAACGGGGCTTCTTGATAAGTTTGTAGAGGACAAAGACCAGAAGAACGCTTTGGCGCATGAAATTGCGACCCTTGCACAGAAACAGGCACACGAAAGTGCGATGGGTCAGCTAGAGGTAAACAAGGTTGAGGCAGCTCACAAGTCCTTATTCGTAGCCGGATGGAGACCTTTTGTTGGCTGGGTAGCCGGAATCGGTCTAGCGTATAATGTAATTATTGCTCAAATACTTGGTATCTGGTTCACCGTACCAGAAGTTGACCCTTCATTATTAACTCCCGTGCTTATGGGCATGTTGGGGATGGGGGCAATGAGAAGCTATGAAAAGTCGAAAGGAGTACAAAGAGAAAGATGAGTGACCTCAAGTATTTTAAACCGTCAGATTTTGACTGCCAAGAAACCGGCGAAAATGAAATGGATATTGAGTTTCTAAAGGCTGTAGATCATTTACGCGATGTTTGCGGGTTTCCGTTCATAGTTACTTCTGGGTACAGATCGCCCAACCACAGCATAGAAGCGGCTAAAGTTGCGGCGGGTAAAAAATTCGGGACACATGCGCAGGGTATTGCCGCTGACATTAAGGTATCTGGGGGCGCACAACGCTTATCCATAGTAAAACATGCACTATCTATGGGCATGTCTGTAGGTGTAGCTAAAACTTTTGTACATGTTGACATACGTAAGACCGAGCCTATGTGCTGGTGTTACTAACAGGTGATATATGCCCCTCAAAAAACTACAATTAAAAGCGGGAATTAACCGCGAGAATACTCGTTACACTAGCGAAGGCGGTTGGTATGACTGTGATAAGATACGGTTTCGCCAAGGTACGCCGGAGAAGATTGGTGGGTGGCAGCGTATATCTGCTACTACGTTCCTAGGCGTATGCCGTTCTTTGTGGAACTGGGTTACTCTTGGCAGTCAGAACCTGATTGGCGTAGGAACTAACCTGAAGTTCTACATCGAAAACGGTGGGGCGTACAACGACATCACACCCTTACGTGCTACTGTAACTTTGACTAACCCGTTTGAAACTACGAGTGGGTCTCCTATCGTAGAGGTTACTGACGCTAACGGCGGGTATATAGACGGGGATTTTGTTACGTTTAGTGGTGCAAGTGCCGTAGGCGGGCTTACTCTGAATGCCGAGTATCAGCTAACCGAAACAACTACTGCTAACGTGTATACAATTGATGCAGGTTCTAATGCTAGTTCAAGTGCTACAGGTGGGGGCACCGTAACGGCTGCGTACCAAATTAATGTCGGCCCTGCGTTCGTTGTACCCCTAGTAGGTTGGGGCGCAGGTAGTTGGGGTTCTGGCACATGGGGCATTGGTATTACCTCCACGGACTCTATACGCCTGTGGAGCCAAGCTAACTTTGGGGAAGACCTCATCTTTGGGCCTCGTGATGGCTCTATATACATCTGGGATGCCACGAACGGACTAACCACTAGGGCAGTAGCTCTTACAGGTACGGAAGTACCCACGGCACAAAAACTCATTCTAGTGTCTGACATTAACAGGTTTGTGTTTTGTTTCGGTGCTAACGAGATTTTCTCCTCTACTGTTAACCCCATGCTAATCCGTTGGTCAGACCAAGAAGATGCTACTAACTGGTCACCTGCGGCAACTAACCAAGCGGGCGACCTTATCCTATCCAACGGCACCATGATTGTAGCTGCTAAACAAGCCCGCCAAGAAGTGCTAGTGTGGACTGACTCTGCGCTGTACTCGTTACAGTACGTTGGTGCCCCTGTAGTATGGACTGCGCAGTTAGTCGGTGAGAACGTGTCCATAGCCGCTCAGAACGCGGTAGCCTACGCTAATGGTGTAGCTTACTGGATGGGTAGAGATAAGTTCTATATGTACGATGGACGCACTAAGCCCCTACAGTGCAATTTACGTAAGTTCGTGTTTAACGATTTTAACGATGAGCAGTATGAGCAGGTGTTTGCAGGGACTAACGAGTCTTACCACGAAATATGGTGGTGGTACTGCTCTAAAGACTCTAACGTGTCAGACAGATATGTAGTGTACAATTACCTAGAACAAGTATGGTACTACGGCACTATGAATCGTACCGCATGGCTTGATTCGGGACTAAGGAACTACCCGCTAGCTGCTACATACAGTAATAACTTGGTTAACCACGAGCAAGGCGTTGACGACAACGAAACTGCTACCACGGCGGCTATACCTGCATACGTGTCCTCCGCACAGTTTGACTTAGAAGACGGGCACCAATTTGCCTTTGTGTGGCGTATACTACCTGATATTACGTTTGATGGTTCTGAAGTAGGTTCTCCTACCGCTACTATGACGTTGTTACCCTTGCAGAACTCAGGTTCAGGGTATAATGACCCCGCTTCTGTAGGAGGCTCTAACAGTGCAGGTATTACACGTACAGCTACATTGCCGGTAGAACAGTTTACGGGACAGGTATTTACTCGTGTACGTGGACGGCAGCTAGCTATAAAGGTAGAATCTAGTGAGGTGGGAGTAACTTGGCAGTTGGGTTCTCCTCGTTTAGATATGCGACCTGATGGCAGACGATAATGGCTGGAGACAATACTAGGTACGACGTACCCTTTCGCGCTCCGGCACTGCCGTACCCTCCACAAGTGTACGACCAAGAGTCGTTTGAAGAGTTTAACAAAGTACTGCGTATCTACTTTAACCAATTAGATAACGCACTGAGAAACGCTATGGCAGTTAAAGAACCCTACGAATTACAAGTATCTAAAGGCCAGATTGCAGGCGCTACTCCGCTGTATAAATTCGGATTTAATCCTGATATAAATGGTACTGAAGAGACTGTGTGGGGCACTGGAGGTAACTACCCCTACCTTACATCCGCCTCCACTGTGTATATAAGTAGCTCCAGCACTGCCGATTCTAATGGGGGGACGGGAGCTAATACTGTAACTGTAGAAGGTGTAGATGGTAGTTACAACGCCAAGAGCGTAACTGTGAACATGAACGGCCAGACGCAAGTGCAGGTGGGCGATGCTAGCTCGTGGTTACGTGTTAACAGGGTATTTGTAGCTACCTCTGGTAGTGGGGGGACTGCTGCGGGAAACATATACGTAGCTAACAGCGGAGTAAGTTCTGGAGTACCTACAGGAGTTACGTATGCACACGTCATACAGGGGGATAACCAGTCTCAGATCGCTGCTTATACAGTCCCTGCCGGATACTCTTTGTACCTAGACGATGTGACGTTTACCTCTGCAATATCACTAGCAAATAAACACGTTACTGCGAGTTTCGTTACGCGGGCCTTCGGTTCTAATACGTTCCGCACGCGCATAATACAGACTATGCAGAGCGCCTTGTTATTGCTACCGCTTACGTATCCGCTCAAGATAGAAGAAAAGACAGATGTAGAGTGCCGAGCGTTTTCCGATACTACCAACGTAGAAGTGGGGGCGTCTTTTCAAGGCATCCTCATAAAGAACTAAAGGGCATAAGTTATGGCACTCGACATTAGTAGGATACCCCCCAAAGGTTCGAGAGGTTATCAGTACTTTAGAGCTAACATTACTTCTGCTGAAAGGGCGGAGTTAGATGCTTATGAAGCCAAAATGGCGGCTACCCCCAAGAAAGAAACAACTCCCACGCCTGCAATCAACATTATCGAAGCATATAATAACTGGTTTGCAAGCACAGAAGAAGGACAGCGTAGCGAGGGCATAGGCCCAGAAATTAACCCCTTTTCTCTAGAAAGTTTGGGCATAACTCCTGAAGAAGCCGCAGCCAATGCCGCAAGGCTACAAAGAGAAAGTGAGGAGGCGATGGCTAGTCTTCCTCCAGAGCAACTAGAGCGTTTTAAAGCAATGGACTTGTCGAGTCTTTCTGGTGGCTTTCTGAGTGGCGTAGCATCAGGAGGTATCTTTGGAAACTCTGGGTCTGTAGCTAACCCTAATGTTAATGTAGGTACGTTTGTTAGAGAGAACCAATACAAAAACATAACAAGCTACAACCCTGTAGGCACAGCGCCTGAAGACATGGTTGTTTATGATGATCTAAATAGCCCCGAAGCTAAAGCTGCTAAGGCTGCTAGAGAAAAAGAAGTAGCGGGTCTTCTTCAAGAGTGGACACAACCTCTAAAAGAATTAGCCGCTAACAACCCTGAGCAGTTTGAACAAGAATACAATCAGCTTCCCACAGATGCACGTCTTGTTTATTTAAGAAACGAGTACGACCAAGGCAGTCTAACTGAGCGAGAGTATCAAGATGCTTTTGCTGAACAGTGGAACAACTCTGAGAAAAGAGAAATAGGTGTCTTACAGTTTATAGAAAAGTATGGCTACCGTATGAACTCGCCAGATGCTATTGCACAGCAAGGCGGTCAAGATCAGCAGGGCGCACGAGACTGGTACGAAGCGGACAGAGTATTTGGTGGCGGCAAGGGCGAAGGCGGTGACTACAGTTATTTAGGATCG